GTCCCCGCAAGCCTGGGTACTAAACCAGGCTGTAGAGATCAGGATTGATCTCTACCCACCGACGTTTGATGCTGAACGACGTCGGACGTTCTTGGCTGTCAAAGCGGCTCACAAAGTCGCCCCGGCGAAGGGAACTATGGAACCACTCAAGAAGACCAGCTTCATCGTCAACTCGGTACGTGACCGAGCGGGCTTTGAGGACTGGGACGCGCCTTTCGAGAAGATGGAAGTTCGGGTTAAATCGAACAAAACCAACTTTCTCAGGAAGGAAGGTCACCTTTGTCAGGTAGTAATCCTGACAAGAATTCAGATTCAGCACCTGAATAGGTTCTTCAAGAGATGCTCTGGATATAGGGAGACGGATGAGACCTTCCAAAGTCTCGTCGAGTTCCGCAACCATGACCCATAGACCGGCTGTGTAACACCGGTTTCTGAAGTCAACCAGAGCAGCGATGTTAGCTGCATCATTCCGTGAACTGGGTAGTTCATGGCGTAGTCTTACAACGGACACATCAGTCCCGTTGTAATATTCCGCACCACATGACTCCCTGAAATTGCCATTCCAGAAAGACTTGGCTCGGTTAACCTTCGCACCGAAGTGCTCCAGCCAATCGACTACGGAATCAATTGATGCTACAGGGACAATTATGTCGTCCCCGTAGACGGAAAGAGAGCCAGGTAGTTCCCTGACTTTCAGTTTGCTTCTCCGTCCGACTTCCATTCCACACAAGGCTAAGGCCGTGAAGACCATAGCCTCAATAGGGAATGTGAGAGCGGAACCCATTGATGCGAACTTCTGAAGAGGGATGATAAGTCCGTCTTTGAAGCTTGCCCGATGTGACCTCGTAGCCCAGATGTACTCCCACAAGTGGGGGTGCCGCCGGGTCATGAGTTTCACCAAGTACCAGTGAACGCGATCTGAAGCTTCAGAAAGGTCAAGCGTAGCCAGTGACTGGTCTATGCTTGCCTTTCTAGCAAGCTCTTGATTTCGTTCTTGGTCTTGGAAACCCAGGATCCCTGAGAGGGGACCTCGTCCAACAAACTCGTAAATCTCACGCTTGAGACCTTGCTGCGCGTATTGCATCGCAGAAGGCTCAATCGCAATGATTCGAGGTGTAGACTGGGTTTTCGGAACCGAGACTACCCTAACGGGTAGCTCTTGATCAATAGGTACGAGCATGGGGCTGGATGTCGGCCACGCACTGTTGTGGGTGTACCTCCAGTATGGAAACACTGTTTCCAGTCTTTCCGGCCAATATGCGTAATCTCGTTTCTCCTTCTGGGAGAGAGATTCAGCAACGGCCCCAGGACCATGCTTGGGGATCAATTCATAAGACGCGATCAGTTGATCGAGCTTATTGAAGAGATCGCCAAACAGCCTATCGGATGTGGTGCAGAATGTCTCCACACGCGCCGGGTCAAGTCGACCTGGTAAACCGATAAGTTGTTCGTCGGTTCGGATGAATTGGTCAATAGCAGCCTTCTCCCTTTCAGGAGAACACTGCCGTTCGACCTTGTGCGAAAGGTAGCATACCTGACGCACCGCCCAGATACAATCAGTATCAGGGCGATCCAGAAGCGAACCATCTCTTTGGAAGACACGGAAGAGGAAACCCTGCATAAATGCAGGGAGCCCTCCGACCCGCTTGAAACCAAGCGGTTCGTGTTCCGGCCAATGGCCCGCGTCCAGTGCCCTCTCAAGCACTTTCGCGAACCTTGGCAGGGTGATAGTAAGAAAACTGTCACCTTCGTCCTCCCATCGTGCAGCAATGTACGATACATCACGCGCGACGTCAATTGAGCAGAGCTGCGCTACAGAGCGCAGCATTGTTTGGTGGAGATTCAGTAGGCTTTTCATCATGCCCCTTTCGAGGGTCGTGATTCCTGCTTCGCTGAAGCTCCTGATCCGAATGGGGCTCCGGGTTTACTTCCTCGCGGAATAAACCGCAAAAGCCCCAATGCTGATGCTGATCAAGATCGCGGTACCGAGCGTACCGAAGACGACAACAATTGTCTCCAAGTTAACGCTCACCACCAATGATCTTGTCTGCATTTGCACCAGAGGTAGCAGTCCAGAAGTCACACGCATCCATCACGAGCTGCTTAAGCTCAGTGGCAGTGAACCCAAACGTGGGTTCATTGATGCTAATCGTAACCGAGGCCGTAACCGACTGGTTGACCGCAGAGATGGGGTCAGCAGCGATTTTGGTTCTCGAGTTCGTTGTGTACTGGCGCTTCCGGTTGCGAGTACTCGAGCCTCCGACACGGACCACAGAGGTCCCGTCGGCGACGGAGTAGACGTTGCTTTCCGAACCAATCCCTACTCGGGGGTGGTTCGTGGCAACAGTCGCAACCTTGAATGAAATCGGATCAGCGAGCATGGAAGCTCTCCTTTGTGTGAATTGTACTACTTGGGTGGAAGAAAGTTCGGACTAAGTGCCGAACCACAACTTTCACTTGAGCCTCGTGAGCCCAAGTGCGCCGAGGATGGACAATTGACCCTGGTTAAGGGCTTCAGTGCCACCCACACGAAAACCATACGGGTTTGCACGCAAACGACGCTTAGTGACTGTCTCAGAAACCCAACTCGCTGACATCGGTAAACCGATCCAGTGAGGTGAGTTATAGGGACCAGGCACGCGGTCGTTGTTGGTTAAATCGACAGAGAAGAGATCTCGAATGATCGTCTTCTCCATCGCATAACCATAGTGCATGATAAGCAGGTCGTTCGCAGCTAACTCGTTAGCTTTGATGGTATCTCCAATCCGGAGATGCCAGTCGACCAGCCAGGACCACGGCGCAAGCTCCCACAAGGTCTGAGGTGTGATTCCAGGTTTCACGAGTGCAGCGAGCCGATCAAAGTAGTTACTTGGATCGAACCCGAGCCTCATGAAAGATGTAAATTCACCTTCAAACCAGCGGGTGCGCTCAGTCGAGCGGAGAAAATACCAGGACCCATCAGGTCCGATATGAGCTCCGATCGGAAGAGCCGGGAGACCGTAGTTTCCCGTGCCACGCAAACCAGGCATTCCCACTTTTCCGATGACGCTAGTATTAGCTCTTCGGAATTCTTGAGAATTCAGGTTTGGTGGTGTGCCGTACCTTCTGTGCACTCGTTTCCCCATGTGGGAAAGGAGTGAGGTAGCGCCCGAAAGCGCCTGTCCCATCTTGATGAGGTCATTGAGGAACGGCTTCCAGCCGAATTCAATGTTCAGATAGTCTGATCCAAGTCCCTTGTATACCTTAGCGCCGCTTTTCAGGACGCTTGGTACCAAGTGGGGGAGCCCCTCACGGAGTTCTCCCAGGAATTGGCCTGCATCAAAGACCACAGAAGTCGGAGCCACTCTTGAGTAGGCTTGTTGTGCAAACGTACCGAGATCACCCACGGGTGCAGGTGCGGCACGCAACACGTCAATACCTCCAACATGCGAATCAAAGTACGGACCAAATACTGGGTTCTCCAGTCTGGTCCCGCCCGAATTCGATGCGTAGGTCGTGGTAAACCACGAACCACTCAAAGAGTACTTACTAAGCTCCCATGCGTGACCTCTATCAGGGTCGCCCTGGGGCTCCAATCCGCGCTCAGCAAGCCGAGCAGCGTATCGGACCTTGGCCTCTTGGTCAAGGAAGTAAGCATAAGGATCAACGTCTCTATCCTCTACAATAGCAGAATAGTAGGCGTCTTTGTGAGGGCGGGCCCTAAAGCCCGTCATCACAGCATCCTTCAATACTAG